CAAGTTCTTTGCACGTTCGGCGGGAAATCCTGAGCCGGCTTTGATTATTTTGACACTATGACGACTCGACAGCGTTACACCCAAGCGCAAGTGATAGACGCCCTGAAGGAAACTAAGGGCATGGTCTATCTTGCCGCCAAGCGTCTAGGGTGTGAGGCGCAGACCATCTACAACTACCGCGACCGTTACCCCGCCGTGCGTGCCGAAATGGAGCAACAGGACGGCGAGGTAGACGACGCCGCGGAAATGGTGCTGTACAAGGCAATCATGGCGGGCGAACCGTGGGCGGTGCAATTCCGGCTGCGCACAAAGGGCAAGGGGCGCGGGTACGTGGAGCGCGCCGAAGTAAGCGCCACTATCGACGGCGAACTGCGCGTCATCATCAACAGGTAACTATGCCCGACGTACTGTTCACCGACCTAGCCCACCTTACCCCCCGCCAATGGGACGCCATCGACACCATGCGCCAGCGGCGTTACGTGTTATATGGCGGCGCTAGAGGTGGCGGTAAGTCGCGACTCTTGCGCTGGGGGAGCCTGCTCTTTCTGCTGGAAGCGGCGGCGCGCGGCTTCCGGTCTGTGCGTACTATGCTGGCGTGCGAGGACTACCCTAGCCTGTATGAGCGGCAGATAAGCAAGGTGCAGGAGGAGTTCCCCGCCGGCCTGGGCGAGTACATGATCAGCCGCAATGAGTTCCGGCTCAAGCCCTCACTGGGCGGCGGCGTGATTGCTTTTCGCAACCTTGACGACCCCTCCAAGTATATGTCAAGTGAGTACGCCCTGATTGCAGTGGATGAAGTGAACAAGAACAAGGAACGCACGTTCCACATCCTGCGCGGTTCGCTCCGCTGGCCGGGCTTTGCCGACACCCGCTTCATCGGTGCCTGTAACCCTGACTCCAACTGGGTGCGGTCATACTGGGTGGAGAAAGCGCTGCCGCCGGAACTGGAAGCGGAAGCCGGCGAATTTGCGTTTGTGCCGGCGCTGCCTACGGATAACCCGTATCTGCCGCCGTCGTACATGGCGATGCTGAACACGCTCCCTACCGTGCTGCGTGAGGCGTGGCTGCACGGGAATTGGTACGCCGGCATCGAAGGATTGGTTTATGACACCTTCACCGCCGACAACCTGACCGACCAGGAGCCCAACCCAGAGCAGCCCATTGAACTGGCCATTGACGACGGCTATGTCGACCCACGGGCGACGCTGTTCATCCAGCGGCAGCCCGGCGGCGACATCCTGGTCTTCGATGAACTGTATCAGCACAAGGTGCTGGAGGAACGCACGGTCGCCGACATCCTCGACAAATGTCAGGTCAACGGCTGGCCCCGTCCTGAGCTGGCGGCCGTGTCGCACGAGGCGCCGGCCCTGCGTGAGCGCCTGCGCAAAGCCGACATTCCGGCGCGCAACTGGTTGGCGATGAAAACGATAGTCAGCGGCGAGCGCTCCAAGCGCGTCGCTGCTATCAAGCGCACGCGGGAACTTATCTGCGACGGACAAGGGCACCGGGCAATACGGGTGCACCGGCGCTGCAAGCGGCTGCTGGACGAAATCATGGCGGGGTACAAGTACCCGGAAGGCAAGAAAGCGACGGTGGATGACATGCCGGAGGACGGGAACGACCATGCGTGCAATGCGCTGGAAAGCTGGATTTTCTTGAGGGCGCAGCGATGATCGACGGTATCCGGCGTGAGTACAACGGCGTGCGGCTGGGTAGCACAATCGGCAGCATGGCCGGCACCGCGCTGCTGTGGCTGCTGCTGCTGCTGCCTTGGCTAGTGGGGTGGACGATGGGCTTTATCTGGCGCTGTATCGTGTGGGTGGCGGCGGCATTCGTGGCGGGCTGGAAGGCCGGCGCAGGGGACGCAATTAAGGGCAGGGAGGAACGCAGGCAATGAGCTATCTAACCAGTGTACGCAACCAGGTGCAGGCGTGGGACCGCAAGGCGCCCGCCAAGCCGGCCAAAGAGCAGCCGGATTTGCTCGCGCGGCAGCGCGTGAGCGGCTATGGCGGCACGCAGGCGGCAGAGGTGCAGGACGGCTACGCGGGCTACGCTGCGGTGTACCGCTCCTACACATGGGTGCGGCGCGCCATCGACGTGACGGCAAACAACGTCGTCTCGCTGCCGGTGCGCGTGGTGGACGCCAACGATAAGCCCCTCGACAAGCATCCCGTGTCGCTGCTGTTGGCGCGCGGTAATGACCAGATGACGCCGGCGACCATCTGGCAGCACTGGCTTACCAACATGTACCTTGGCGGCGAGGGGCCGCTAGAAATCGTGGACGACCTGCGCGGCAATCCGTTGTGGTTGTGGCCGCGCCGCCCTGACCTGGTGATGGTGCGCGCCGACGCAACACCCGAACGCGCCAACTATCCCACCGTGGCCGGCTATGTCGTCATGCCGGAACAGGCGCCGGGAGCGACAACGGCACCGATCGACGTGCCAGCGGGAAACATGATTTTCGATAAGTTCATCAACCCCCTCAACACATGGCGCGGCCTGGCGCCCATCACGGCGCTGCGTGCCAGCATCATCATTGACGTGTTTGCGCAGGCGTGGGCCAAAACGTTTCTACAACGGGGCGCCCGTCCCGATTACGCGTTAGTTGCGCCGCAGGGCATCACGCACACGGAGAAAGAACGCATTCTGTCCGAGCTGATGTTCAACTACAGCGGTGCGGACAACTGGCACAAGCCCATTGTGCTTGAGGAAGGCATCACCGACATCAAGACGTTCTCCTTCCCGCCATCGGACATGGAATGGGTAGAGCAGCGCCAGTTCACGCAGAACGAAGTTGGGGCGTTGTTCGGCGTGCCGGATGAAATCATGGGCTACGGCAAGGACACCTATGAGAATTTCCAGACCGCGCTGCAGGTGTTCTGGACGTTGACCCTGCGCCCGTTGTGCGAGCACCGTGACCAGGCGCTGACGCATCATTTCAGCACCAGGCGGCCACTGCTGGCACCAGGGGAACGCGTCGCGACTGACTTTACCGGCGTGGGCGTGCTGCAAGAGGACAAGGTGCCCAAGGTGGACATGGCGGTCAAGCTGTGGAGCATCGGCGTGCCATTCAACCAGCTCGATGAGCAACTTGGCTTAGGCATCGGTCCCATTGAGGGCGGCGAATTCCCCAACGGCACCGACCCCGCAATCGCGCAGGCAATGGCAGAATTAGCCGCGCAGGGGGCACAGGACGCGCAAGGCGGGGCGCAGGACGACGGGGATGGGGTAGACGCCGAGGACGCGCAGGAGACGGAACAGGAGGCGCAGCAGGGCGGCAAGACCGCGCACCCTTTTTCAGTAACGCGTGGGAGTCTTACCCCTGACAGGATCGGGCGCGTCAAGGCGTTGGTTTTGCAGCTCGACCCCAACGAACCAGAGGCGGAACAGCTTATTCGCATGGCGTTGGAGAAACGTTCGGCGCGCGAAATCGGCCGCGCCATTTCCGACATGCTGGAAACCCTCTACCCTGATGGGTGGGGCGGTGACTGGACGCGGGCGGAAGCGGAAGCGATTCGGGTGCACAACGCCTTCGTGCGCGACCAGCGGCTGCGCGACGCCCTGAGCCGTGCATTGCTGGACGGGGTAGACCTTGGCGTGAGCGTCGGCGTGGCGCAGTTGGAAAACGTCGGTTTTGGCTTTGACTGGACGTTGGCGCACATTCCGGCGCGCGATTGGGCCATTGCCTACACCGACCAGGTGCTAGAGCAGATTGCGCAGGTATCGGCGCGCGGCGTCGGGCAGAGCATCGGGCGGTGGCTGGAGAATGGCGAACCGTTGGATGCGCTGATTCGTGACTTGGAGCCGTATTTTGGTGCAGACAGAGCGGCGCGCATTGCCGCCACCGAGGTGACGCGGGCAGTCGCAGAAGGCAGCGAGGCGGCGTATCGGGAGAGCGGCGTTGTGCAGGAAATGGAATGGGCCAGCAGCATGGACGAACGTGTGTGCCCGGTGTGTTCCGGCTTGACGGGCAAGCGGCGCGGATTTGGTGAACCGTTCAGCATCGGCATACCCAAACCGCCGGCGCACGTGAATTGCCGCTGCTGGTTGCGGCCTGTCATCAAGGAGCCCAAACTATGAGCGCGGTAACGGTGAGCATTACAGGCACAGATGCCCTAATCGCCAAGTTGGGTAAGGCTGGCGCGACGAACGTCCTGCGCGACCCGATGCAGCGTGCTGTGCTGCGCATCCAGCGCGATATGCAGGAGTACCCAACACAGCGCGTAGGCAGCCTGTACCGGCGCACCGGCACGTTGGGTAGGTTGTGGGTGACGAAAGTTTACCAGGAGGGCGAGTACCTCACCGGCAAGGTGGGCAACCGCGTCAGATACGCCCCGTTTGTGCAGTCCCGGCAGTTTCAGGCGCGCATCCACCGGGGACGCTGGCAGACAGACGAACGCGTGGTCAACCTCAACGCCCGCACCATTGTACGGGATTTCGAGGCGGCGATTGCGGCGGCTTTGCGGTAGTTTGCGACGGCTTTTGCACTCGTGTGCATGATGAAAGCAAATGACTGTTTTCTTTCATCATAACCATTTAATGGCAGCAGGTAAGGCGGCGGGGATGTGGCGATTATGGCACAACTGACACAGCGAGAACGCGAGATAGTGTTGGCGCTGATGCACGGCAAGCAGCCGCGCGACATCCGGCAGGATTTGTGCATTGAGCGTAGCACCATGCGCGAGCACCTACGCCATGCTCGCACCAAGGCCGGGGCGCGGACCACGATTGAGCTTGTCGCTAAGGTGGCGAAGGAGATAGAATAAACACATGGATAGAGTAGGCGAAATCTACGTTGACGATGTGTTGGTTACGAGCCCTGTAGACCTGCCAGAACATAAGGTGCAGGCTTATGCGGTGGCATACGGCGTCATGGTCGCTTTGTCTCGTGACTACAGCGCGCCGCACTATGTAAAAGTTCAAGTTCCCGGTAAGATGCACCCCGACCTAATGGCGAATTATCAATACCGCTTTCATGTTCGCATCGGTGACATTATCACGGAAACATACGTTAGCGGTCAGTTAGTGGAGGACCGCGACGCAACAGGCAGGACAGGCGAGGACTTGGCGATTATGATACGACGCGCGTTTCAGCGCGCACAACAGCCAACCTAACGCCCCGCCCCTAAAAAGATGCCCCACTGTGGGGAATAGAAAACGTGTTCTAAGCTCGCTATGCTAGTCGTAGCGGGCTTTTCTATTTCCAGGGGCGACCATGACCATCCAGCACAAGACGTTTACAGCGGCAATCGAGAGCAAAGGCGATAGCGGTGGGCGCATCACAATCAGCACTTGCGATGTGGACCGCGACCACGACAGGGTAATGCCGCGTGGGGCGCTGCTTGAGAACTACCTCAAGAATCCAGTGGTCATGTGGGGCCATAGCTACATGTCACCTGCCGACATGATTGGGCGTGCCACAAACCTGGAAGTTACCGACGTCGGTATCGTGGCTGATTTCGAACTGCGACCGGCAGCTAACGACCAGGACCCGCAGAACATCGTGCGGCTGCTGTGGGATGGCGGGTGGGTGCGCACGGCGAGCATCGGCTTCCGCCCGATCGAGATGCAGCCGAATGAGTTTGGCGGCAATGACATCAAGGCGTGGGAACTCTTAGAATTTTCGCTCGTCAGCGTGCCGGCAAATCAGAGTGCGCTGCGCCTGGCTGCTAAGGCCCTGGATGGCGAGCAGAAGGACGCCGCGCCCGATGGCGAGACGCCGGCCGCCGCCGTGGTAGAGGCCGCGCCGGTGGAGGATGGTAAGCAGGATGCAGGGAACGACAGCGAAGGCGCAGCACCCCCGATAAGTGCCGCCGATGCTGATGAGATAAACGCAATTGAAGCGGCGCAGGAACTACGCCTCGCCGCAATCCTGGCTGATTTCGTGTCAGCCATTCGACCTTATTTGGCAGTGGAGTAGTGCTGGGAGGCACATAGCAATCATGGCAACACAATTTGATGCAGTACTGGCGCAGATGGCGGAACTGACCAACACCGTCAAGAACGCGCCTAAGCAGGAGCTCCAGTGGGAGCAGATCGAGAAGCAGTTCGGGGGCCAGATTGACGCCCTCGTGGCCGCGCAGGTCAAGGCGGCGATGGACAAGCAGCCGGCGTTCCGCACCGGCGGCGCACCGATTGCGCACGACGGTTATGCCAAGGTCGGGCGCTACAGCCGCTTCCTCAAGTCCTTCGAGCAGGGTCAGCAGCACACGCAGTGGGGCCAATCGTTCCGCCCCGTCGACCTGCTGCTCGCCAAGATGCTGCTGGATGGCCAGGTCAAGAACTATATGGCGGGCACCGGCGGCAACAAGGCACAGCCTGCCAGCGATGACCTCGACAACGCCATCAAGGCGCTGACCAGCACCGGCGCCGGCACGGGTGACGAGCTGGTGCCGACCAATATGGCCGGGCAGCTGTGGGATGACTTCTTCCTGGCCAGCCGCATCGTGGCGACCATGCAGCGCATCGACATGCCCACCAACCCCTTCGACATTCCGTTGGGGCTGGGCAACGTGACATGGCGCAAGGGCACGGAGAACACGGCGACCACGGCGAGCGACCCGGCGAGCGCCAAGAGCACGCTGACCGCCACCGAGCTGATCACCGAACAGAACTGGTCCTACACGCTGGACGAGGATGCTGCCGTGGCGATGGCGCCGGCCATCCGTGCCCGCCTCGCGCAGAGCGGTGGCGAGGTCATGGACGCCTTCGCCCTCAACGCCGACAGCACCAACGCTGCCACCGGCAACATCAACCTGGACGACGCCGACCCCGACGATGCCAGCTACTACCTGTCCGCCGGTCAGGATGGGTTGCGCCATGCCTGGATCGTTGACAATACCGGCATGACCGTTGCCGCCGGCGGCGATGCACTCGATGCCGCTGACATCACCGGGGCGTTGGGCAAGATGGGCAAGTATGCCGTCGACCCCGCTCGCCTGGTCATCGTCACCGACGCTGCCACGTACCTCAACGGCTTTCTCAAGCTGACCAACGTCGTGACCGTTGACAAGTTCGGCCCCAACGCCGTGATTCTCACCGGCCAGCTGGCGACTTATTACGGCATCCCGATTATCGTCAGCGCCTCGGCGCCGAAGACCGAGGCTGACGGCAAGGTCAGCACCACGGCGGGCAACAACACGCTCGGGCAGTTCACGGTTTTTCATCGTGACATGTGGTACGCCGGCTTCCGCCGCAACCTCATCATCGAGACGGACCGCGACATCCAAAAGCGCATGTATGTGATGGTGACATCGCTGCGGCAGGCGATCGGCTGCTACGGCACGCGCAGCACGCAGACGCACACGGCCGGCGCCGTCAATATCCTGGTCTAAACAACTGACGGGCTGATGGGGTAGGGCGCGAGCTCTACCCCTTTCCCAAAGGGGGTAACAGTGAAAACACTCAAAGCCTACGGCGCCGTCGCCGCTGCGTTTGTTCTGTTTGCTTCGCTGCTGGTGGCGTTTGCCCTGGCACCGGCAGATGGCACGCTCGCTGCGCCGGCCGCCGCACCGACGCCCGTTGCGGCAGTGCAGCGCAGCCCGGCGCCGGAGTTCCCGATGTTCTTCCGCACTAAGGTCATTACTGACGATACGCGCAGCGACTGTTTCGAGGTGCCGGATTACGCCGTCGTTGACCTGCAGTACCTGATTGACCAGACGGCAGTCGCAGGCGCACCGAACACAACCACGCTAACGCTCCAGTTCAGCAATGACCTTGTTACCTACGTCGACAGCGTGGCGGCTGTCACCGACAACGCCGCCGACGCATCCGGCATGGTGCAGTTGCAGTTGTTTGGCCGGCACACCTGCGTATATGCCAACGTGACCAACAACAACCCGATCACATTAACAGTCAACGGGGTGGTCAAGTGATTACGCTGCGGGCGCTGGGGCGCTACGTCAACGAACCGCGCGGGCTCGCGTTCAACGCCGGCGACGTGTTCGACGCCGACCCCAGCATGGCAGCGTACCTGCTTGCCGATGCGCCGGGCACGTTCGAGCCGGTGACGCAGGGCAAGCAGGTCAGCGCACCGCCCGCCAACAAGGCAGTCAAAGCGCCGGAGCGCAGCAAGGGCAGTGGGGTACTGTAATGGCCGACTATTGCACGCCGTTGGATGTGCAGCAAAAGGGGCGCTTGGACATCGCGGGCGATGCCTACGACGCCACTTTGGCAGCGCTGATTGGCGCGTGCAGCCGCTGGATTGACGCCTACTGCCGGGTGCCGGAAAACGGCTTCAATGCGACGGCGACGGCGACGCACTACTTCGGGCGCAGCGACATCGGCACCGATGACAATACGCTGATGTTGGATGCGCCGCTGTTGTCGGTCACGCGATTGACCAACGGCGACGGCGCAGTGCTGGCGAGCGACATGTACCGGCTGCTGCCGCGTAACGGCTCGCCAAAGTGGGGCATCGCCCTGCTCAGCGGCTACGCATGGCAGTGGGCGGTAGACGGCGAAGTCACCGTGACGGGCGTGTGGGGTGCAGCGGCAACCGTGCCGGAGCCGGTGCGCGAGGCGTGTATCGTGCTGGCGGCGTGGATGTTCAAGCGCTACCAGGCGGGGCTGCAGGATGTAACGGCATCGCCCGAAATCGGACAGGTCATCTACGCCGAGAGCGTGCCCAAGCAGGTCAGGGCACTGCTGGCGCCGTACAAGCGGGTGCTGCTATGAGCCTGGACGCACTGATTGACACGGTGCGGACGCATGTAGGGGCCCTGGCTGGCCTGGCACGTACCTATGATGACCCGCCGGAATCGATGCAGGAGTTCCCCTGCGCCATCGTCTACGCCGCCCGCGGCGAATACGAGTTCGGCGCCGTGGGCCGGTCGTTCCACACGGTGATTGTCGAGATCCACCACAACCGGCAGGTGCTGCCGGAGGCAATGGACGCCGCCAAGGTGTGGCCTGACCGGCTCTACACCGAACTGGCGGCAGCGAATGACATCTATATCTATGATCGTATGCGCTATGTCTGCGGGGGGCTCCCCTACGGGCGCGCAGGCGGCACCGAAGAGACGCACTACGGGGTGCGCTTTGAAATCCCGTGCAAGGTGATGCAATGAGCGACACGATCGCACTGAAATACTTAGGCGGCGCCTTTATCCACGGCGTACCCGCCCGCGACCTGACGGCAGAGGAAGCCGCGCAGTATGGCGCGCTCATTGC